CAAACAAACAGTAACATTCAAATTTCTGCATTGTGCTTGAGTTCGTAGTAGACCTTGACCTGATCCAACATTTCTTTCAGCGCAGGGTCTGACTTGGCGGCGCGACGTATGTTACCCCAGAGTTTGTCCTCTTTGAGAGTGTCTATTTTGTCTTGCGCATGGCTGTCTATGGTGACTATTTCTCTGTCTAACTTGCCCGGATGTCTGCGGTACACTGTGTGTCCACCATCAGGGCTTTCAAAAATGTATTCTTGGCTCATGCAGGTATTTAAGCCGTAAAAAAACCCTAGCTAATAAACTAGGGTTTTTACTTTCACTGACTAATGAATTAGTTTGTGAATGTTGCTGTGGCTGCTGTGGTAACAGCGTAACCAAGAGCGGCTGTCAAGGCTGCGTCTAAACCACCGCCGTTTGTGTAGTCAATTCCGTCAACTGGGAATGTTGCCAATGCCAATGTTGCTGTGTTTGAAGAGTTTGTAGTAAACTCATACATTGCAATAGTGGCTTGTTGTTGGATTGTCTGGATAGCGATTGCCAAAGAAGCACCGCTAACAGTTGCGTTACCTGTGAATGTAACTGTGCCAAAGTCTAACTTTGGACCTGCTACGTTAACAGAAGCACCGCTGACTACTGTGTTGATACCTGAATTCCAACCTGCGCCTGGTGAAGAGGCTGCAACGCCTTGATCCATTACGACTACTGGTTGAAAGTCGCCGCTTGTACGTGTAAATTGTGCCATTTTAAAATCTCCTTAGTATGTGGCCTCATTGGGCCTACTTTTATTTATATCAAACAGGAGAAATCGGGTGGTATCAGGTTGATTCTGGATTGTTACGTGCAAAGTTTGCTTGGCTGAACCTCATGCGATCCACAAATTTCATGCCTTGCCCCACATAGCCTTCGTGCCCGGGCTCGTTGTTGATGCTGGCCTGTACATCGTGTGCTTGTGCATCCAACTGACGTACCAGCTCATTTTTAAGACTGCTTAGATCTAAAAAAGCCCGAAACACAGCGGCCACTGCGGCTTTGTTTTCGGTGGCCCATTCAAAAATACGCGGTGCCTTGGCAGGTTCTTTGTCCTGTACCCAAGGACCAAATCCTGCCACAAGATTATCAAAGCTGCCTTCTCTCACACGACTGTTGATATAGGTTTTCATCAGCTGTGGTAGATTTGTAATTTTTCTAGCACGTAGTTCTTGAGGATTAAACAGTCGATCAATGCCGGCACTGTGTGTGGTAGCAATGGTTTTCAAATCTTTGATTGTGGCGGCATTGAGTTTGATGTTGCGCGGTTCTTTGAGGCTAGGGTCCAGTATCAGCAGTCCGGGCACTGGGTTCAATGCGGCTGCTCTAATGGGCTGTGGAGCATCTCCCGGAGCACTCAATGCAGTGTGTATGGCCACTGCCACTTCGCTGTTGCCCACTTGCTTGCCCAAGGCAGAATTCACAGGAACAGAATATGTCACTGTGTTGGGTTGAAACACATAGGCTCCATTGTCCACAGCAGGAGTGTTGCTGTACAGCAGATCTCCTTGTATGTAACCACGGAAGTCCTGAGGCACAGCGGCTCTCAACAATGGAAATAATTTTTGATACAGAGCCACAAGTTCGCCACGCTCGCCGCCGCGTTGAGCCATGATCTGTGCAATCTGTTGTGTGCTGGTGGCCAGTCCATCATAGCCCTTGGCCAGGAATCCTGCCTTGTCTGTGAGTACAAAATCACCGTTGGGTTTACGCCCAAATATAATGGCTGGTCTACCATCCCATTTTACTGTGTTGGTTTCGGGCTGTTGTGCCGCTGTTGTTATGCCGTTGAGTGCGCCAGCAATGCCGCGACTGCCCATGTCGAACACCATGTCCTCAGGGTGCTCAATACGAACCCCTTCCATGATGGCAACCATGCCTTGATTCACAATTCGATCTCTTAATCGACTCAAAAAGTGTACATCATTTTCAGCCACAGGAGCGTCGGGATCGGGCAGGCCTTGGTCGGTCAGATACTCTTTGAAGTCTTTGAGTTTGATGTCACGTTGAGGATCACGAGCCAGAGCCGCATAGATGGTCTCAACTGTGGACAGGTCTTTGCGTGTGGATTGTTTGTTGAGTATGGTGCGGGCCACTACATCTGGATCCTGACTGATCAACGCATTGGTGTTGCGATCAAACATGCCGTTGATGCCAACTTTTAATCCTTGAGTTTTGGCAATACTACTCATTAACACAGCACGTACCAGGCCTTTGTAGGCAGATCCTGTGCCTTGATTGTAGAAGAATGTGCCCCAGTCAAGGTTGGGCAAAAACATAAAATCTGTTTGCACAAATCCTCGTCGGGGATCTCCGGCAATGGGTGTGCGCAAGTGAACTTCGCCGGCTTTCTTGACCCACTGTTTGGGATCTTGCCCGTGACTCTGTGCCCACTGAGTGAGCTTGGCGGCCAACTGTTCTTTTGACACTTGGCTGGCATCCACTGCCAGGTCCATGTCGCCCGAAGTTACTGCTTTGCCTGTTGATCCCAGCCAGTGTTCTCTTGGAAAATCTATGCCTGTGAGTTGCTCTATCCACATGATGGTGGCAGCAACATCGCTTTGATTTATTCTTTGTGTGAGTGGATTGCCGTCTGCATCTTTGAAGACGTTGCCACCTTCAGACAGTAGCCGCACCACCACCTCCTGTTGTATTTGAAGCCTTGTCCATGGCATCTTGTATTAGGGCATTGTGTAGATTGCTGAATGCCGCTACTTCGTTGCCAGCAGAATCGTACCAATGGCCTTTTTGAGTGCGCCAAGTGTAAACTTCTGTGGTGTTGTTTGATCCCACACGAGATATCACATCCACTGTGGTACCGTCAGGAATCACATACACAGGATTGCTTTGTATTTTTTGGTATGCAGGTATAAAGTAATCAGTGAGATATTTTTTAACTGCTTGTAAACTTTGCACAGCGACTCGAGCATCCAGTTCAGCTGTGTTGACATTGACCTTGGCTGTTTTGCTCAACCAAGCACGAAAATTGTTTCTGTAGGCATCATCGCTCATTGGGCCAGTGGTCTTTTCCAGAGCTTTAAAATACTTGTCCCATTCAGCAACCCAGGCATTGGCCAGGACTTCAAGATCGCGCCCTTTGCGAGCAGTTGACACTTTGTCAGCAAAGTCTTGATAGAATTTTGGAGTCAGTGCACCTTTTAATGCTCCTACCCTACGACCAATACCAGACTTGGCTGCCAGGGCCTGGTCACGTTGAGCTTGTTGACCCAGTGCTCGAAGGTCGTCAAAAACTCCTTCATTGATTACATCTTTAATTTTCATCGGTACGCCTGACACTGCGTGTAAATTTTGAAGCATCACGCAAGCGGATGGCATTCAACAGTTTACGCTGTAGATTTTCGGCTTGTTCTACGTCGTAGTTTTGCTCAATCTGCTCTAGCAGTCTGATGGCACTGGCAATGACATTGCTGGCACGATTTTCTATCACGTGCCGGTTGTCGCGCTCGATGTACATGCTGTCGAGTTCTTCTAATATACTACGGGTCTTTTTTTGCATAATGTCAAACCTTTGTAATATATTTATTGGCTTTGTCCACAAACATCATTGCAAATAATCAAGCGACCTTGTTCAAATGTGGGTATTTTCCAAGAATTTGCCACACTTGTAAACCAGGAAATGCATGATTCAATATCATGTTGCAAGGCGTTGTTGTGTGCAATCATTGGAGCAACTTGTGCGTTGGCTGCCTGATGATAATTTCCGTGTCCATACTCTTTGGGATTAAATCCTAAAAAACAACAAGGATACACATCTCCGGTGCTAGACACATAGATTGATTTGGTTTTTTCAACATGACACTGTATTTTACGTGGTTTGCGGCCTAACGTGATATCTTCAAGCAATACATCATTTGTTTTTCTACTGGAAAAATGTATTTTAAAACTAGTATCAGCTGGCTTTCCTATGACATGTGTGAGCTGGCCTTGTTTATTATAAACAGGAGCTTGGTCTCGACCATGATTGTCCAAGCGAAACTTTTGAAAACCCATTTGTTCTGACAGCTCTTTTGCAGTAGCCCATTGATGCTGATTGTGATCAAACTCAATCATTTTCCATGTAGCATGTCCGCCTGCGGCAATAAAGATACCAGCATTGCGGATCACAGTAGCATACATAGTATTTTGCCTGTGAAGACTGTGAGTGTCTTCCAAGCCATCAATACAAAACAATACTTCAACGTTTAAATGCGCCAGATCTTCCCAAAAACTTTGATCTCTTGCACCGGCATTGGTACTAACTGAAATTTTTAATTTAGGGTTTGTTTCTCGAAAATATGTTAGAATGGGCACTGTGTCAGCGTTCATTACTGCATCGCCAAAATTGCCATTTACATAAACTTCGTTGATTCCTGATAAAAATTTTCTAGAAAATATTGTCTGTGCTTCTGCCAAAGTCATATCATGCTCAACATATCCATCGTTGTATGGATATCCATAAAAATTTCTAGGGCACAGCGGGCATGCCGCATTGCACCTGCTGGAAATTTCTAGATGAACATGCCGTACTTGATCAATGCTGTACATTATCCGTTGGCTTTGATATTGCTCAACATTTTTTTCAGTGCCGAGCTTTGTACGTCTACAGAAACTTTGGCCACTTCATCATTGATGTCGTTGCCAGTGTCATTTACCTGACTCTTGGCCTTGATTGAATCGTAAATGCTGGGCTTTTTAACAAAGCCCGAACTCTGTTGTTGGTCTTCTCCAAGATCTCTAATACGCAATGTTTCAAGATCAAACTCCAGATCAACCTTTTGTCCCACGCCTGCGCTGGATCGAGTTTTCATCAACTGTATCTGATACCGGCCACGTTCACGCATGGCTCTTGATGTAAAGATACCAAACACATTGTCTGCTGTGTTGATCTTTGAAATACCACCTGAAATATGACTGTGATCAAACTCAATCTCTTCCACTGCCGCGCGATTTAACTGCGAAGCTGTGACAAACAACACATTAAGTTCTTTGGCCAAGTTACGTAATTCCTCCGAAACATACTTGTCTTTGACAAACAAGTCATTGGGACTAACCTTGGCACTCACAGGCATGATCAAATCCAGATAATCCACACACAAAAATTCCACACGCTTGCCTGTTTTAACTTGTAGTTCTTTAAGATAAGCACGAATGTCGTTCACTGTACTTTGCGCTGGCATGTATTTGATTTGTAGTGCGCCAGACTTCTTCTGCATCATCTTAACTTTCATTTCCACTGTGTCAATGTCTTTGAAAATTTCTTTAGATGATGTATTGGTCATCATTGAATCGATACGCATGGAGCAAAGCCCTTCACTAAGTTCCAGTGTAAGATAAACACCGTTGAGTCCTGCTTGTGCCCAGTTCACTGCTAAGTTTTGCATAAACAAACTTTTGCCCGAGCCAGACCCTCCTGCAAAGATCTGTAGCTCTCCGCGGTTGAATCCACCATACAGCAGTCTGTCTAGAGCAGGCCAGCCTGTGCTGTTCTGTCCGTTGTTGTTTTTCAGTGCCATAAGTCTGGCTCTGGGATCATCAAAATAGTCAACACCCAGGTCCTTGGTCAATGAAATTTGCACAGCATCCTTGATTAGTTTTTCCACAGGGTCAAAGTTGCCTTTTTCCAACAGGTCTGCTGATTTGAGAATAGCACGTTCTAGTTCTTGTCTACGGGTAAATGCTTCAAACTCTTCCATGAACCAATCAACATGCCCGTCATTTAAGTCTGGAATCTCTTGTAGGGAAACACCGGTAACCGCTGACACCTGTCTACGATCCGGCAGTGTTTTGTGATTGTCTGTGTGTTCCTTGATAAACTTGGCCGCTGATCGTAAACTGCGATCAAAATTTTCTTCGTTGTAAATATTTTGCACTCGCACAAAGCTCTGTGCGTCTTGCATTATTATTTCTAAAAATAGCCGTTGTACTTCTACTGAATAGTCTTTCATGTATTTTCTCTTTGTGTATCTATGCGTTGATTGATCATGTTGGCAATTTTTTTATGGGTGGCTGGTCCTGGATGTGTATCCAGTGGTGCATTGTCTTGTTGTAAATTGCTGATGCTGTACCATGGGTTTATCCATTGATCCCAATTTAGCAGTTCAAGATTGTTGCGTAAACGAGTGGCAAAGTCTTGGATTTCATCTGGGTCAAGTCCTTGGTATAAATCGTGTGCGTACTTGCTTGGTGTTCCACCAAGCAACATATCTTGGGTCCACGGAAGCATTCCATTGATAAACCAAATGGGTTTTTTGGCATCTACTGCTAGTTGTTGTAATATTCTTGTGTAGTCTATCAATGACATTATATTACTATAATCATGATTGAGCAATTGATATTGAGCCACAAAGTTTTTGTCTATTAAGTTTTGATCATTATGGCTGCCAATATAAAATCCATGCTTAGGACTTGGATACAACCAATGACGATGTAGCGCACTCCATTGAACAAAGTAAGCATTGTGCTGTCGATCTATCAATGCCTTGGCTGCTCGAGTGAATATTTTTAAATTGCTAGACCCACCTTCGGCATTGTTGTCAGCATTGCCCACAAGATTAGCGTATATTCGTGAGTCAGATTTTTCCTGGTCAAATCCAGCTCCCATTGTTATACTACACCCGCCAAAATAGTTTATACCCATTGCAGTTCTTTCATTCTGGGCAACAATGCTGTGTTGAACCAATGTTGATTGCCTACTGCATCATGGTGCCCGTGCCAACCGTGTGTGTCAAAATCCACAGGACAATTTATGTCTTTATTCACGCTGTAATAAGTGTTTTCAAACAACATACTGTGCGGATCAGCTAAAAAGCGTTGTTGAATACTACTCAAGGTTGTCCATTCAGTTTTGGGTTGAAATGGCTCAGCTAAGTTCACAATGAGAACCTTGGGTGTCCATCCAAGGATATATTGCTTTAACAAAAATAATTCACGTAGAACCTGTGCTTCTTGCCAACTACGATTCCAGGACATCACATAAGACTGCCCAAGTTGATGCGTTGTAACTTGCCCTAGCCCGCCATGCTCTCTCAACATCTGTTGATCCATTGGCGTTAGATTTCCAAAAAATTTGTGAACACTAGGTTCACGACCGTCGGGGTCATATACAGTAAATCGTTCAATAGGTGGTACACCAATCACAACATAATCTTCTGGAGAGAATCTTGCGCTTGCAACAATCACATGCGAGATACTGTCTACGTTGTTTCCGGGCCATGAATAATTTTCTACTGTGTCTACTTGCAAGTGTGTGGCCATTAGTCCCCACCAACTATCTTTAGGATCCACACAGAATCCCGGTGTGCTGTAACTGTCTCCGTAAACAATCAATCTAGACATTGATTTTCCTTAACAAATTTTTTCGAGCCATCTCTATTTTGATTTTGCTGGTATTTCTTGTTTGAAAAATGCTCAACAGTGTGGCAACTTTTCCATATTTTTTCACAGCATCATTGACATCTTTTACATCACTGGGCCATGCGGGCATGCTCACTGCCCATCCTAATTCTATGGCACGATCTACCAACTTCATGCCAGCTTCGTCTTGATCTGGAACCACAGTAACTTCTCTTTCTAAAGATCTTATCAATCGTACCTGAGCATCATTGATTTCAGCATGCAACACTGCCAGACCGTTGATGCTGAGAGCATCAAATACTCCTTCCATGACCAGCACATGCTTCCAACTATCTTGCTGTAAATCTGTGCCGAACACGTATCCTGGTTGTATGTCTTGAATATACTTTGGGAGTCTGTTGTCAAGAAATCTGGTGGTATGTCCTACTACTTGTCCGTCATGCGTGAACGGAATTACTATTCCAGGACGTGGCATGGTTTTATAGAATAGTGGATAGTCCGTGGGTATGCCGCGATCATTGAGATACTGTTGTGCCGTTTCAGTGAGTGGCTGTGTGACTGCTGGCAAGTCCCGGTCTTCAAATTCTATTCCTTGTAGTCGTTGCACTACCTGTTGGCGATCACTGAGTATGCCTTCAATGCTTTTGTGTCGGAGACTTTCTAGGTTAATGCGCTCAATCTCGTTACGATCTACGTTGAGCCAGCCCAGTAGCTTTCTAGCTTTGAATGACAAGTTACGACCCAACACAAAGCTGGCAGTGAATCCACAATTGAAACAATGATAACTCCAACCCTGGTCTGATGTTTTAAGACCGCCACGTTGTCTGCGGTCTGCACTCTCACTGTTGTGTACACAACAAGGAGCATTGAAGCTGACCCAGCCCGAACTGGAGCTTTTTCGTTTGGCCGGCAAGTAGGAGAGTATGTCTATCACTCTAGCATTTTAGCATACTTTATGTGTTCAATCAAGTGATCTGCAATGATTTGATGGCCTTTTTCGTTGGGATGTCCCCCGGGCGCAAAAGGATTCACATCTAAATCTTTTTTCTTTTGTACCAGTATGTCTCGGAAGTTGGTTCCACTATAGATCAAGCTGGGCACATTTACACCGTACCGATTTTCCAGCACTGAAAATTGTATCACTGGAATACCATAACCGGTGTGTGCTTGATCAAAAAGATTTATAGTTTGTTGGTAGTTGTACTCAGCCCAGTCCGTGTGATAACTCATACCCAACCAAAGCCGTTGTAGTTTAAACCAATTTTCATCAATGTCTGGATTAGGCTGTGTGAGCCAAGTTCCGTGCATGTGTCGATTCCATTGCGGATCTTTCATTGATATTTCATGCTGAGGATTGAACCAACTTTGTCGTGTGGCATCTGTGTGTCCAACAACAAACAACACATCGTCTCTGCTTTGGTTGTTGCGTAGATACCACATGAGATTCCAACGCATGCTCTCCAGACTGCTTCCAGGAAAGGCCATGTTGTCTAGCTCAAGTCCGTAGTGCTTTGCTATCAATCCGGCATAGCAGTTGTCTAATCTATAGGGACGGTTTTGATCATAATGATCTCGAAATTCATCTTCGGACAGATCTCGAAACTCAGGTGCAACAAGTTCATCGCCATAGGTCCAACTACAGCCAAAAGCCACTAACTTCCGTATTTTCATCTAAATGCAATGCTGGAGATAAACCCATTGTTAACGGCAGCATTGGGGTTGTTGACATAACCTTCACCGCCGGTGATTACCACTGCACCTGTGACACTGCCGCTGGATGCAGTTGCATAAGCAGTAGCACCGGTGCCTTCGCCATGAATATCAATGTTGGGAAATGGTGTGGAAATCCATTGACTACCTTGGTTGTTCATGGTGACATCAGTCACAGTGCCTCCACTGACTATGACATTGCCTACTTTGGCTTTGTAACCGTATTGATTGACTTCAAATCGCACATAGTTGTGGTAACCTTCCACATTCCAGTGATCTCGCTCAAGCTGATTGATGTATTGGCGCTGGCTACCTATGTCGTACCACGGGCCTAGCTGTGTGTTGGATCCTTGTGGCTTTACATTGCCTGAAAAATTGTCAAAGGTCATCTGAAAGGTGACCAAGGGTCGTCCTTGTACATACACTGCCGACGTGTGATTACGATTGGGATTGTCCAAGCTGATTTCTGGGTTGGTGGGCACTGTCATTATTTCACTGGGCACAAAGCCTGGATATACTGAATCTACTACGTCGGCTTTGCCTCGTCCACCTGAATATGCATCAGTAAACACTGGCTCATACAATGTACTAGTCACGGTATTACGCTCGAGACTCCAGCCCACAGGCTGTGCATCAACTGTGTCAAGTTCAGTTGACAGCAATGTTACTTTGGCTCGTCCATAGGTGGCGTTCAGGATCTCCAAGTCTTTGCTCAACAGCAGTATGTCGCCGTTGGTGCTGATCAGTCTAAATGTAATGGTACTGCCTGTGATATTCACAGGCTTTTCGTCTTGATTTACAAATTCAAATAGTATGACGTTGTCCACGCCACGATGTATCTTTAAGTTTTTTGTGTACACAGGTTGCCACCTCCGGTCAAAGTACGCACCACTGGTATCGATCAATAATACCTGTTGTTTTTGCTGATATAAATAGGCAGTGGTTGAATACATTATAATAATTTCCTAAAGATATTTATGGGCACAGAGATCTTTGCAAAAATAGCAGAACGTTATCCTTTTATAACGTTTTGCACCTACGCAGGCAACGAATATGTGGGTGTGGTACAGAATCGAGATGATGCTGTTACAACCATCTATGACTTTGGCAACATACAGCATGCCGAGCTCAAAAAGTTGTTTTTAGAACTGGCCAATGTTTGGTGGTGGGAATCAAATCGTAGCATACCCATCAACATATTTCTCAAACATGACTGGGAAATTTTTAAACCTTATCTACGCACCTTTGTCAACAAAGATCTCGAAATACTGCACGGACCTTGTACCAGCTTGATTGAAATTGCTCGTAAAAAAAGCAAACGAAAATCAATCACTCTTGTGCGAAAAATGTATTAAATTCATGTGCAGGGCTACCAATTGTGCGTAGCCCACTGCATGACTCTTCTTGAAAAAGTAACTTTCGTCGTCTGGTGTGGTCCAGATATCTTGTGCAATCTTTGCCCATCCACCTGCTGCCAGATGACGCTTGGCTGGGCGTATCACAGCAAGCAACATGGCCATTCTAGGTATGCTATTGGGTTGTAGTTGTTTGACAATGTCATAATGATTTCCAATATGCACAATTTTTTTACAAAATTCTGGATCTTGTAATCTATCCCAAGGCACAGGAGCACTCAGCATTTCATTGTAATGTGCTTGATCTTGGATCAACTGATACACTGTCATGTTCAGCAGATCTATTTTGAAGTACCCGCGTTGTTCAGCTTCCTGATAGTCAATGGCCGCACATGCATTCACGGGGTCCTGTGGAATGTCTGTGACATACACTCCTGAATTGTGACGACGTATTTTGCCATCAACTGTTTGTCGTGCTGGTGTACACCGTATAAGTGATAGCACCTGATCTCTGTTGGCAAAATCAATGTCAATGTCTGCACTCATTACCAACCTGCTTTCTTTAATAGGTCTTTGACGTACTCTTGATCAGCTGGATAGTCTTGAAATTTCTTCTGCCAAAATTCAGGATCGATCCAAGACCATAAAATTTTAGTTTGGTCAGGATTCATTTCATCTAAAAACTTTTGCCCACTTTCACAGTTGTATACAATCCACGCACTGATACGTCCTGTTGATATAGCATAAGTCACAGCGTTGTCGTTGCCGTACCTCATGATATCTTGTGCTGGCTGTCCTGTTTTTTCTGACCAAGTCAGACTGTATTCTATTGCTCGTGTCAGTGCATCTGTGACATTCTCCCGACGCAAGTAATCTGTGAGATACTCTGTGTACACAGTGTCACGGCACCAGTGATCAATTTTTTTATTTTTTTCTACTACCCAGTCAACAAATCTTGCTGTGTTCACAGCGTTGATTGCAATACAATAACGACCAAACTTGACAAATGCACGATAATAAGGCGAGCGGGCAAAATCATCAAAGGTTTTTAATTTGGCACTGCCTTGTGTCATTTCATAAAAACGCAGATAAGCCTGAAGTCCTAATTGTACTCCACGCTCACTTTGTTCTTGAAATCTGCGTTTTTGTTCGCATAGATGTACAGCAAGACTGGACTCTCGCTGAAACGTTTTTTCACAGAATTGACAAGTATATGTGTTGGTCACTATTTTAATACTATTATTTGTCCGAAAACCAATCAGTTGATGTTCCTAGCCTAGAAATATCATTGGTCACACAATGAATGCCACAGTCCCAGAAATATTTGTGACGGAATGGTACCACATGAACTTCAATACCGTGCCGGGCACAGGCAGCCTCAACTTGATCATTATGCGTTGACACCACAATGTTTTTTGGATCTACAATCAAAATATTTACATCAAACACTGTCTCACTTACTTGTCCAACCCATTCATCAAAATAATGATCTACCATGTCCACAAGATTGTTATCTTGCTCAAATCCTGGCATGAACCAGCGACCTTTGTTGCGCTTCATTGAAAATTCAAACTCACGCATGTGACTATAGTTGCTGGGTGGCAAATACACTACTTCCCAATCAGGAAATGTATCTGCATAGGTAGGTATATCATTGAGACTGATAATCAAGCCTGGAGTCACAGGACAGTACACAGCATCACCGTGACCACCAGAGTTGACCACACGGTTTACAGTGCGAGGGAACAGTTGATTGACCTGATCAAGTATAGCTTGTTTGTCGTCGTGATACGTTTGTGTGGCAAAATATAAATTTTTTCCAATGCGGCTTACAAAACACCCATTGATGAAATCTAGATCGGTGTAAACAATGTCATTGCCTTGTTGCTTTATTTCGTCAAACACATGATTGTAAAAGTTTAATTTACCATCAAGATGTTGCTGATCTGTTTTGCAGAACTGTGCAAACTTTTCCTGTACCTCAGTGGCATAGTTGGGCCATGCTTCATAAAAATCTCCTGGCCGCACATAGTCAGGACAATGTGCAGGTTTATTTTGTCTATAAAACACACTCCACGCATGACTGGCATTGGGTACCTGCGGAACCCAAAAACGATCTTCAATCATCAAGAAGTAATCTCTGGGTGCAGTGGGTGGTTGCACCCACTTGCCATTGATATATAAATCTTCCAAGTTTTTAGGAAATTCAGGACGATGTATTTTAACACCAAACTTTTCAGTCAACAGTTTGATCAGACCTTGGTAGTCTTCTTCTGTTTCTTCGGCCAACTTCTCAAAACGATTACGTGTGTTGGCATCCTTGATCCAAGAATAAAATTCCGGAGGATATGTTTTTCCTACCAGACAAACTTTCAACGGATCCCAATGTTGGTAAACTGAATACATTATTCTCTTCCTTGATCTCTGAGCAGTTGTTTTAGTTGTTTTTTGTCAACTAACTTACTGAGTGTGTCAATGTCCTGCATCTTGCTGTATGGATACAGATCCATTAACATTTTTTTAATCTCGTTGCTGCCAGTTTCTTTTTTCTTGGGAGCTATCCATTGATGCCGATGCGATCCCATGCCCGGGCTCACTGAGGTGGCCATGAGCCATTGCAGTTTAGGGTGTTTGTTAACTGTGAAAAAATGTTTGTTCAATCTTTCATTGGTGGCAACAAGATAAAACTCTTGCAGTTCTGCAGAACCTTGCACAGCAGATCCCCAACGTATCATAAGATAGTTTGAAAACTTTTTGCGTTCTTCATCAGTCAATGTGTCGTAGAATGTTCTGTCCTTGCGATCAAACACACTCATTTCATTTTGTATTGACAGTTTTTCCATTACCAGGCCTTGTTGTAGTCGACTACTTCGCAGTTTCTGCTGATGTCTTTGACAAAGTAAACACAGTCAGGTTTGTTATCATTGTTGAGTGGTATGCACAACATCTGGCCATTTTTAAGTTTGGGCGCATACCATGCCACATCGTGATACACATCTACAATTTCTATGTCAAGAAAACTAGGACGGAAGCTGGTCAATGGATTGAATTGAAATGCTTTGAATCCGCGATCGTTAATTGATGTCAGTGGCAACATTTCCAAGTCTCCAAGATCTGGTTCTCCGATCAAAATTTGCCAATCAATGGGCATTTTTATCTTGTGTTCGCCTACTCGTAATACCAGCGCCGGACTATTGAAACTTTCTAAAAATATCAAAGGAATATAATGATAGTCTGGATCGCTGGGATCTGAATTGTCCAGGATTGCAAATCTCATGTCATCAACTTCTTCAGGTAGCGTGTCTAAATCGTAGGCTGTATTATCTAGTGTTAGTATTTTCATATTATTCATTATACAATATAATTTCTGTAGCCGCGACCTAATATTACACCATAATTTTCAGCGGCCAATATACCAAATCCTTGTCCTATCAAGTAAGGAACCACAGCACCACCTTTGCCAATAAACACTCCATTATATTCGTAGGTGTCGTCAACACAGACCACACAACGGTCCGTCATGTGTGGCAATAGATTAACCATCTGAGTGATATGAGCTGTTTGAGAGTTGATATTATTCATAACCAATCCTTGTTGCTGATACCATTGCACTTGGTTTTGAATCATTTGTTGTTGTCTATCTGTGCGCCAATCCCAATCAAAGTTGTCTAAATAAAGAACTCGTATTTTAGAGTCTTGATATTTTACGGTCCATTGTGTTCCTTCGGCCTGCACAAATTCTACTAGATGTGTATGATCAGATAAAACTGTTTTACGCAATCTAAGTTCAGCACCCGGATCAAGATCCACAGTGATAAATCTCATGTCATGTGTGTTGGCTAGATCCGCAAAGTAGGCACTACTGCCTTCCCAACGATCACTGCCAATTTCCACTATAACCTCTCCTGGGAATGCTCCTGATAAATGTTGACCTACCTGTTGATACAACTTACCCATGCGTCATCCACTCTAGCTTTTCTTGTGTAAATGGATAACGGGCTTCTTTGTAAAACTGTTTGCGTTTGGTCAAGTGACGTTTGGCAAATTTACAAGTTGAAGTTATGTCCCAGATTTGGACGTGATCTTTGTCTTCTGCTTTTCTAATACCTCGCCCAATCGATTGTATAACTCGGACAAAGCTCTTTCCGGGTTCCACAAGCACCAGATTGAAAATCCTAGGAATGTTAATACCAACAGCAGCCACGCCATAGGTAGCAACAATAATTTTATCAGTAGCTTCAGCCACTTCGTCATATTCATCTTGACGCTCCTTTGCTTTGGTGGCGCCCGACACAAATACAGCACGTTCGCCCAGTCGCTTGACCAACTCTTGGCCGGCGGTGATACGATCTACCAGCACCAGAGTATTACCTGTTTCATTGACTTGTGCAATTACATCAGCCATGGCATCTAGTCTGCCAGACTCCTCCAGGAGATATTTTAATTCGCTTTGATAGTTGGTATAGTCTACATGATCTACCAACTGTACAATATTCACGTGACACTGTGCCAGCACACCTCGGTCTTGTAGTTCTGCGGCAGCCAGACGACTTACCACAGGTCCCAGGCTCACATGTATGGCTTGAAATTCAAAGTCCTCTTTGGGTATGGTTCCTGTGAGTCCCCAGCGAATTGGCACTTCAGCCATGACCCCTGTAAGCAAGGTTTTAAGAGCATCGGCCTTGGCCATGTGTACTTCATCCACAATCACACAGACCACACCTTCCAAGAACTCACCTATAGTGACATCTGCTGATTGATTTTTTGTGTTCTTTAGAAGTACGTTAAGACTTTGCCAAGTGCAAATGGTATGCTGACGTCCAAACTCTTTACGATCTCCAAAGAACACACCTACATCTAGTTCCATGTTGATGTAGTCTCGTTCCGTTTGTGTTACCAGGCTCTTGTTGGGTACTATAACAATGCTACGACCATAAGGAGTGACAGCGTGACTCAGTGCGGCTGTCATGATAGTTTTACCTGCACCGGTGGCTACTTCTTGTAGGCACTGCGGGTTGGCCAAAAAGTTGTTGACAATGTCTACTTGATAGTCACGTAACATCACAGGTTCACCGGCATTAGGGTGACTCTTGGGCCAGGCAATGTCTTTGAATGTGTCTTCTCGTACTTGCTCAAACTCAAAGGTAGTAGAATACTCACGACGATCATCTAGTTCAATATCGTAGTTGTACTCTTCCAAAATAGGAATAATCTCGGGCAATAGATTCACGTAGGTACTACCACCCAGTTGAAAGTAACTGACTTTGCCATCCCACCGACCCAGTCTCACTGCAGGTAGGTATCGGGCGTAAGGAACATCATATTTAAACTTGTTCACTAGGGCACGCCTAGCATCTAGTTCCAGTCCTTCAATTTTGACGTTGACTTCGTCTGTTATTATAAGTCGTGCGTTTCTCATTGTTTTATTATACAGCATTTATTTAACAAGTCAAAAAAACAGGCACCTTTTTAGGGGTGCCTGTGTCAAAATTGGAACGTCTAGGAGCTAGACTATTAGTGACGTCCCAATGATACTGTTAGTGTTTCATAACAGTATTTTCGGCCAGTGCTCGCCAGTTGGCGCTCACTTTGGTCAGGTCCGCAATCTTCAATGCCATACGCAGGCTCATTTCGCGGAGTCGTTCTTTGTTTTCGTCCATGAAGTTGAGAATCTCGTCACCCTGTTCAGGAGTAAAATCATAGTCCTGGAACAAGTCACCTTTGCGGAAGATCTGCTTGATGCGTAGGATCTTGTCACGCATGGTATCCAAAGTCAAGTCCAGAAAGTGACAACGACTCTGCAGAGCTTCAAGGTGGTCTTGCAATTTCTTTGACTTGAGGTTTTCAAACTTCAAGTTGGTGATGAAGATTGCCGAACCCTTGAATTCAAATGTGTCTGGCACGCCTTCGCGACGCAACATGGCTGAGTCTGAGTTCCAGCAGATTCTACGCTTCTTGCCTGAGTCTAATGCGGCCTTGAGAATGTTCAGTGCCACGTCATCTTGAAACACAGAGTCACAGTCGTCAAAGACCAATACAGAGTTGCGATCCGAATGACGATACAGAGTGCAGTACAGGCCAATGGGTGTCATGGCACCTTTGATCACTTCGTACTTGATCTTGCGGCCTGACAATTGATCAAACAAGCCAGCCTTTTCCAGTTGAAATTCAACACCGTAGGATTTGCCTACACCTGGAGGGCCTACTACGATCATGGCACGGATGTCTCCGGCAATAGCGGCCTTGGTCATGTCGTCAAGGATATTGAATCGTTGTTCAATTCTCTCCATGACTTCTTCGTCGGTCTCTACTTTGACAGACCTTTTAAACTCAACCACTTTGTTTTCATTGCCCATGGGCTCTCCATCTACAAATTCAATGTCATTGATGCTGTCAACTCGAACACGGATTTCTTCAGGGAAACCCGGAAAATAATCACCATTGGCCACGGTAACAAAATTGCCCTTGCCACTGGTTTGGAAATCTTTCACCAAGGCAAAAGTTGCATTGGTAACTGGCTGATTGCGATATACACCGCGGATGATACGAACTGTGCTCATTTAGTCTGCTCCTAAAATGACGTTACAAAACAATATTGTATGCGGGTTCTCTTTTTGTGTCAACTTGGAACCCTGCGCTACACCTTTTTACTTACTATACAAGTATTATAGCAAAATGGATATTTCTGGTCAACCAGGGCAAAATCTCCCATTTTTGGGTGTTGTTTTTTTGCAACAGGATAAAACCGCTATAATTTAAGTATGTGTGTATTGTATGAGAAAGGGATTTATCGGTCAACCATAAAAAAAGGGCTATTTCTAGCCCTTTTTGTTGTAGCATTAAAGTATTACACAGTGAAAGTGATAGTTTCGCCTGCACTGATTTCAAATGCCCAGCATGCCCAGTCTGGATTTTGTTCTGTTCCACCTGGCATTGGAACAACTGGTGTAGCTGGCCATTCTGGTGGTTGTCCATTGATCAATATATTAGTTCTGCAGTCTGAAGCTTCTGTCTGGAGGGTGTACCAGTTTTGCTGTCCAGCTGGTCCAGCCACACCTGGTGTATATCCAGCTTGTGTACCATTGGGGGTGCGCCATGTTATAGAATTATACAATACTACAGCATTGGCTGGATATGCCACTGTGTTATCCCAAGCAGGAGCAGTATTTTCCCACTTGGACACTGGCCCAACATCTAAAATACCCGAAGTCACTGATATGGATACAGCACCACCGGCGCTGACAACATTGGCAATGTCAATGGTGGTGTCTAGTGGTTGTCCAGCACCAATTTGTCCGCTGAATATCTGACTGCCTTCGATCAAGATTGTTGCCGCTGTGGGTGTGGCCAAAACCTGACCTTGAAATAAAATTTGCATTTTTGTTTCCTTAAAAAATTAAAACTGTTGTATACGACGTCTGGCAGGCCATCGTTGTGAGACTTAGCCTACCCGGACATGAATTTGGTGTGAAGCAGCCGTATCCGAATCACACCAATATTTATCATTTATTGCCAGTGTTGCAAAACTGTTGGATCACAAATTTCATGCGGTTTTGGATGCCCATGAAATACCACAACACTGGTAGAATCAGGAATTACAGTGCCTGTGCCCGGTGTGCGATGTTTTCTTTTTAAAAAATCATAGCCGCCATCGTGTAATTCCCACCGCCAACTGGCCACTTGATTTATGGGAAGATACCGACATTTTTCCAGGGGTATTTTTTCCTGTATGTAATCCTGGTCTCCGTGCCACCGACCTCGAGTTTTGGCCACAATGTCTGGATCAAATTCCTGATACACATAATTCCATTGTGCAGGGTTGAACCACATCACAGAACTGTTGATTGCAGGATTCCTGTTTCTAAACAAATACTTGAAGTCTTGTACAGCCCAAAATTGGTCAGTAGGCAACTGCCAGATCCAGTCAATGTTTCCAGTGATTACAGTATCTAAATCAAAATAAATCATCGGAGCCTGATGATATTGAGCGTTGAACAACTGTATTTTGTACCACCAGGATCTTTTTGGACCGCGGATTCCAGGCCATTCCTGCAGGACATGATGTATCATGTGATCGGGCACTGGGCGATTTTTTTCAGTGTAAACATGCAGTCTCACCTGCGGAGTAAGATTTCTACGCAAACTGTTGTAGAGTTTTTCAACATAGCACCAGTCGTACAGGGTATCATGTATGAGGCAGGCACAATCAACAAATCCAGCTCGCAGTCCTGCGTTGTGACTGGCCAGTTCTGTCAACTTGCGCTGTCGTTTTTCTTGTTTGGTTTCTTCTATCATGTACTCAATGCTGTTTCCAGGCGGGTGATCCAGTGTCCTTGTGCTATTTCATTTGATGTGTATTCTGTGTGACAAATTTCAACCAACCACTGATCACGGTCCACAGTGTAGGGTTGATCAATGTCTGCTAATTTTATACTTACCGGATGTGCTAGACTGGAAGAATCTACTATGGGTCGAGTTCCGGCCATGGCCGCCTGTATGCCTGGTCCTGAATTATAATTGACCATGGCGTGACAGTCAAATGCTAGATTATAACTGTCGTAGGAGTTGGCTATTTTTTGTGGTTGTTCTATTGCTATGTCCGGTGCTAGTATAGTAAGATCCAGGGCACATCTAGGATGCGGTCTGACCACAATTGGACGATCTGTGACTGTACGTAGTTGTTCTACCTGTTGCATGATCCATTGTTCTTGACTGCTTAACCCTGCAACTTGTAAACTGTGAGCATGTTGTGCGGCGATAATTATCCTGGGATTGGTACTGAGATTCAATGCCATGCTGATGCCCAATCGACGAGGACGATCCCAATCTAGATTTTGAGTGTGTCCATAGTACCCATCTGCGGTGATGTTGTTCACAGCAATTTTCCAGGTTTCACCGCGATACAGAGCACCCACATCAATGATCACAACAGGACGGCCTAGAGATCTATAGTGATTCCATACTGCCTGGTTGGGTGCCATTCTGCCATGCCACAACACTGACCATATCACTGCCACATCCGCATCCAGCGACTCTTCAATGGTTGATATTCCGCGACTAGCACAGCCATCTAAAAAGGCGCTGAGTATATTGGATCCGTTACGGGCAACATAGTTTGGAAAGTAGGCTATACGCATAAGGTTAAATATTTAACTATGATTATACCACCCTTGCTTGGAAACCTTGATCAGTCTGGATTTTTCTTATATGCCGCTGGCGATCAGGAATATTTTAAAGAATTCGGCCCTGCACTGATTCGCAGTGTGCAAACCAACACCACACACGGATTACACCTACACTTGTACAATCCCACTGCTGAACAGATACAATACTGTAGATCACAATCAAAAGTCAGTGTCACTTTTGAAGACGTTCCGTTGAACCTGTTTGATGCCGCTGCCGCACCTTGGTGCAGTCCTCCCGATGATCCTGTGCTCAATGACCGATACAAAAGAATACACACTGCCATGAAAAAAGGCAAGGATGTCAGCGTTCAACAACGCATACAGAGAACCTATTTTGCATGTGCAAGATTTATACGGCTGGCACAACTTATGAAACCAATGGATCAGGTGTTTGCTATGGACATTGATGCTGTGGTCAGATCTCCTATACCCATGATGTCAACACTGTCAGACTTTGGCATACGGCACATTGAAGGAAAAAAGGCTAGATTTTTAGCCGGAGGTATATTTTTGCCAGGAACCAACTCAGGATATCAATTCTTGCAAGACTACTCTGCTGAACTTTCCCAAGCCATAGAACATGATCAAATCTATTGGGGCATCGATCAGGATGTGTTGGATCACATAGTGCCAGCTTATCGGTGGAGTCAACTGCCTACAGAACTCATTGACTGGGAAATGCAACCACATAGCTGTGTTTGGACCGCTAAAGGTACTAGAAAAGAACTGGAAATTTTTGTCAACGAGAAACAGAAATATACTGTTTGATACTGGCCCAAAGTTGCCCTGATTTGACTTCTTCGTTGCTCCAATGAATGTTGGCTATTTGGTGTATCCATTGAGATCTGTCAGGCATGGGTGGATCCAATATCAAAGATAGATCATAGAAGGCCACATCGGCGGCCCAGCTATGACGAGGATCTTCAACATAACAAGGTACTCCTTCAATGGCTGCAACTACATTGGGCGTGGAGTTGTAGCCCACCACACACCAACAGTTCTCTAGATCTTGTTGTATGTTATCGTTGACGCTGACAGAAACTCTATCCTTGTCAGTGTAACGTTTCTGTATCTTATCTATTTGTTTTTGCCTGCTACCATCGCCTGGGTGCATGCGCACTATAATAGGACGCTTTGAATCCAGCTTTCGTATCTTACTGATGGTCTTTTCCAACCAATAGTCCTGATCATTGCCAAACATATTCCATCCTTTGGGTCGCTGACACAAGATCAGAACGTGCTGACTATTGGCTCCTTGCCGCCAGGGTTTGAGACTTGCGTTATGCCAGGACGAGTACCGTGCCCATTTGGTTTGATCTAGTTCGTTAAAAAAGTAAACACCATCAGTTGGATACACACTGTTCAGACTATAGCGATGCCATTCATGTTCTTTGCGAGCATAGTGCAAGATGTTGCTGTCAACAAATACCCGCGGAGTTTTTTGAGCTTTTAAACTGTTGATAATTTTTTTTCGAAAATTGTCTTCCAGTGTGTAGCCCAGTACAAAGCCTGCATCCAGGTCTTGGTCTGGCAATTGATTATCATGATAGTCAACAACTTCGTCTCCCTGGGCCACTACTCCAGCTCGAAAATTGTCCATGAGATCTACCTTGTTGGAGAACTTGGCTGGATTGCGAATTGAGTTGTAAAAGATGCCTACTTTCATTGAGCCGGTCCGGATTCAAAGTCATCAGTGTAATCACCGTCAACCACAGTTCTGTTTAGAGTGTCAGCCCAGTCCTTGCTCTTGGTCATTGATATGTTGCCTTCTTCAGGCAAGGTGTTGCGGCCCATGAGATAGGTGTGTATCTGTATGGGGGTAATAAACTGATTGATTGCATTGTCTGCTGGATACCAGTAAGGACGATAGAACTTGGTCAGGCCCAAGGCTGCATCAGGTTTGATCAAGTACCCACTGGCCCCGGGCATGCTGAAATTTTGCCAGGGACGAGCGCCGGGCACTCCGGTTGGATTTTCTAGATAAGTTTTTTGTGGATCAGATAAAAAACTACTTTTGCCTAGACTCAATATTAGCACACCGTCAAACTCCACTGGGCGGTATTCTCTGTAGAACTTTACGTCATCCTCAAAAATCATAATGGGTTCGTTGAGATCTATGCATCGTTTCCACAGTGCGTAATGACTGTAGAAACATCCTACCACTCCGGGTCGACTGAGCTTTCCTATGTGAGCCTCACCTATTGGCTTGCGTTCAATGATCTTGTATTGATAGCGTTTTTTAAAGTCTTCATAGAGCTCGGGTCGTATGAGTTCTTTGATGTCTTTGTCATCCAGCTGTCTGTTCTTTATGCTGTAGGGATACAGAACTTTGCCGGCTCGTTGTGCCAGTTTTACTGCTACATCTCCGCGTATTCCTTCAAACAGTTCGGCATCAATATTGTATGATTTCAGTGTTTTCAACATGCTGGCCGAATGCGCAACACTGTGCGGACGGTCTGGAAGATGGATGATAAAGGCTTTCATAGTGAATAAATATAGTAGTCGTTTATTTATAGTGAAGGAACACGGGGTGCAAGATACTGATGAATTGCTGGGTTTAGAATATAGAGAAAGCCGCAGGCATCCCGGAACATGGTTGTGGCCCAGCGAAGATATCTGGGCATGGAAATGGTTAAACAAAATAGGGCATTGGGATTTACCTGTTCAAATCGCCCGCTTGTGTGAACGTAAAAACTTAGTTGTACAAGCTGGTGGCAATGCTGGACTTTATCCCAAACAATATAGTCGACTGTTTCAGTCAGTTGTGACCCTGGAACCTGACTACAGAAACTTTACTTGTTTGTGTCGCAATGTCCCAGAAGAAAATGTTGTAAAGCATCAAGCGGCTGTAGGCGATATAGAGTCAATGATTGAACTAGAAACCAATCCAAGGTGGAGTGAAACCAACACTGGTGCATTGAAAATAAAAGGACACGGCAATATAAAACAAATCACAATTGATTCATTGGATCTAGATCCAGACTTGATACATCTAGATGTAGAGGGGTTTGAAGCATTTGCGTTGCTGGGAGCCAAAGAAACCATTGCCAGATCGCGGCCATTGATTGTGCTGGAAACAAATGGCAGCGGTGATGAATATGGTTGGCCGCAAGAAAAAATTGACAATCTATTAAACTCCTGGAACTATGAAATTCATGTCGCATGGAATCACGACACTGTTTACAAATACGCTGGTTAAAATTATGAGAACATTACAAGAACTTAAACAAGACTTTGTTGAATTAAAAATACATCCTACCAAATGGTTAGGTGACAGTCCTTCAAGATTTGAAACCTATCAACGCTATGCCAGTCAAGTTGACAGCATAGTGGAGTTTGGAGTTTATACCGGACTCAGCACCTGTGCATGGTTATCCGGCAGTCCAAAAAGATTACGCAGTTATGACATCACAGACACTTACTTGTCTGTGTTAGATGAACTAAAACATTGTGCCAACACCAGTGGTATTGACTTTGAGTTTGCCATAGCCAACAGTTTGGAAATAGACATTGAGCCTTGCGATTTGCTTTTTATTGATACTGTTCACACCAAGCCACATTGCTTGGCCGAGTTAGATCGTCATGCTGGTCATGCTCAAAAATATATTGTGCTTCACGATCCCACTGAGTGGCCCGGAGTGTTTGAAGCTGTGATTACATTTTTACATCACAATCATGCCTGGCACATCATTGAACACTGCAACCGGGGATCAGGTTTGTTGGTGCTAGAACGATATGCTTAATGTTGTATGTGTGCTACGGCAAGGTGGCAAGGTAGGATATGACGCTACCTGGGTTGACAAATTACAACGCGGCGTACAACGAAATCTAACACAACCACATCGTTTTGTTTGTTTCAGTGACTGTGAAGTCAACTGTGAAAGAATTGAATTACAATCTGGGGATCATGGGTTTTGGTCAAAAATGCAAATGTTCAAACCTGGTGTACTCTCAGGACCCACTGTGTACATAGACCTAGACACTGTGATCTGTGGCAACATTGATGACGTGATTGAACGTATTCAACATCAACCCTTTGTGATGTGGATTGAAGCAGACAAAAATATACACTCCAGTGCGTTTATGTATTGGCAAGGAGATCACAGCAATCTCTGGAATACATTTATTAGCAAGCCATTGAGCCATTGGCAATCATTGTACAGCGTTCCACCCTTGTATGGTGATCAAGCCGTCATCAGCGAGCATGTTACGCACACTGTGTTAACCGATCATTGTCCTGCAGAGTGGTTTCACATTGCCAACTACAAAGATGCACGTAGAGACCTCAGTGAAATAAAAATGTTGATGTTTAGAAAAGTATCACAAAAGCCCACTACCATGGGCTATCATCCATTGGTACAACAGCACTGGACTTAGTTGATTCGTTGCTGACAGTATTCAGTTAGAATACGTTCGCGGTGCCACTCATTGGCAAAGTTGCCTTGAGTAGAAAACTCATGAAAGCACGGCGTTCCCAGTGTGTAGTGTACCAGTTTTGCTTGAGGGTTTGGCTCATACTCAACATCTAGCCAGTTCCACTCTGGAGGCAGTTCTCCAATGCGATCATTGTCTAACCACGAGAACCTGTGTAGTTCAGCGCCGGTTGCATGTTGGACGAACTCGGGAGTAAGTTTCCGGTTGGGAAAGCTACTACAATTCCACAAAATAACACTACTCCAATTTTTTCGAGGATAGTCTTCATTTTTTGCTCCTAGATATTTTTCTGTCATCTTTGTTTTGTAGTCATGCTTGACTACCTGTACATCTTTGTAGGGATCTCTTAAATCCCAAAGTTCAGCAATGTCCCCACGAACAATCATGTCCCCATCAATGAATATTGCGTGACCTTTCCATCCCATGAGATGTGGTACTAAGAATCTAGTGTAGATAAAATGATTTGATCCATCGTTGTGAGTTTCTGTGTAGTCTTTAAACAAGTTCAGTGCCACTGGATGTATGGCCAGTGGCCGGGTAGAATGCCTTATAATTGAATTTACACAGGTATGATACGCAATGGCTTCTCTAGGATCGTAGCCTACAAAGATGGGAATGATGTCTGTCATTGTCGTTCTATATCAGTTTCATCGCAACGATCACCATACTGTATTTCTATTACTTTCAATGATTCCGTACCTTCGTTGGCCAGCTGATGCCACTCGCGACGGTTGATTACTATCATTTGATTCTGTGAATACCGACCGTGTAGCTCTGCATCTGAAGATCTGTTTATGGTATAAAGCGTGGCTTCACCTTCGCTGACAAACCAAAGTTCGCCTCGATCTTCATGTCGTTGCATGCTCAGGGTCTTGCCCGGATCTACGGTAAGTTCTTTGAGTTTAACGTTGCGATTGGGCTCGTGCAACACACGATAATACCCCCAAGGTCTTTCTGTCTTTGGTGCTCGCCACTCTTGTAAAATCCAGCTACTGGAGTTGGCTTTGTCGAATCCGCCTATACCAAACACAAACTTTAAATTAGAATCCACAACATCCATCTCGGGAATATTTTGATCTGTGCGATCTCCACCATTGGCAAATATCAATTCTGCTCGAGGGTAATGAGCTCGGACTTGCTGTATAAAATGTCGAGCCGATCCGTCGGTGTCGTCAAAGGTGTAAACTTCATCTACCATGGCTAGATTGTTGACAACGCACAGGCGCTCGTTCCAGGGCATGAATGCTCGACCCTTTTTACGCTCTAACCATTCGTCAGAGTTTAGGCCAACAATCAACATGTCGCCCAAGGTTCGTGCCTCTTTGAAATATGCTATGTGTCCGGAATGTACAGGATCAAAGCCTCCGGTGACTAATACAATTTTGTTCATGCAAGTATTTATAATACACACATATTATGGAAATGGTATTATTGATGCCCCATCCAACTAAGACTTTTATCAAGCCAAGGCAACACAAGATCGTGTTGTCTTAGATATCCATAACGGTTGATGGATTCCACAGCAGACTCGGGCAATAGTTCTTTTTCAGCAAGACTGTACCAGGTTGCGGTTCGTGGATCGCTGGGGGCTTGATCACTTTTATAAACTATGGCTCGTAGCCAAGGATCACTGGGTGCCTTTGAAAAAAATCCTGACCGACAATCCCATCCTGTGACGGCCAGCATGTGTATCAAACTGACCATGGTATGATTGTAATAACAGCCCGACGGTTGATCAAACGCCTGCCGATTAAATTCCATGTTGGTAGTCTGTGGCAATATCAGCACCAACATACCATTGCTGGCACAGAGTCCTCTCCAATTGTTCAAGCACTGTATTGGATTGATCATGTACTGGAATGTGTTGTGGCACCATAATATGTCATGAGCTCGCTTGCTGGGTAGTATGGTTTCTAAATCACTGTGTTGATATGATATGTTGGGAAGTCTTGCTTCTCGGCTGATACCTTCAATCAAGTCTATACCTGTGCATTGTATATTCAATGCCACAGCATCGTCATCTCTAGTGGTGCGTGTTGCCCACCATTGGAGATCCAACGCATCATAACCGCAGCCAAGATCTGCCACGCGAGCGATGCTTTCCATGAAATCATCATGTTCGTAGAGATCATTCAGCGTTCTCAAACTGTGTTCATGACTTTCCTGAGCGTTTTTAAAAGTTGTCATACATTAACCTATTCAATTGTTCTGTGTGCTTGCTAATACCTGTTGTATGTATCTGTTTTATTAGTTCAGCATTTTTCTCAAGCCGTTGCCAGTGCTGTTTTCTCAACTCTGTTAGATCAAGATTACATACTTGTCTTGCCAACATAACTACCTGAGTCATTCTAACCCACGGATCTTGGATTTTGTCGTATTCGTGATTGTGAAATACATCATCAAAAACATCAAAGCCCATGTGTCGTACTTGATTGACTAGACCTGGAACTGCATACCAAATTGGAAATTGATGCCATGCTAGAGCCTTAAATGTTTTTTCGGTGATGAATATGCTACGCCACACGTTGGGATCAGTTTGACTGGAGCTTTCCACCACAAGATTCACAGGAGCTCGGTAAAAAAAATCGTGATCAATTCTGTGCTGAAACACTTGATCGGCCATGGGTCTATCCACAATCATTGGATAAGGTTGCGGCCATATCAACTGTTTAATGTCGTCGCTGGGCTCAACGCCATTGGTACCAAACGTCATTATAAGATCTGCTGGTTGAAATTTACTCAGTAGTCGTTTGGCTAGATTTCCTCTACTGATACTGGGTCTACGCATGAGACATACTAACTTGTGTGTGATGTCAAGATTAGCCCAGTTGACATGATAATGCTCAAGATGCATAAACCAATTACCATTATAAATCAGTCTATCTGGCAAACAGATTGCTGGGTAGGGTAATACATCAACATCTACTACGCAACTAAATGCCACACGAAACTGTGAAGGTGGTAGTCCTTGTGCTGTCAAAAACAAAAACAAATGATTGATATCGTTGTGATCAATGCCTTCGGGCTTTAGATCAACAACCCAGGTATAATTTTTAATATTATCAACAGATACTTCAATGCTGGCAAGATCATCAATTACTGTTTGGCCAATGTCAGCGGATCTCAGTATAGCCGAATCAAGATTTCTCCAGGCATCATAAAAAATAAAACGATCTTGCAGTCTTGCACGATTCATGTTAGATTTGTATGTCTTCCATGCCAGCAGTACGCAATCGAACTATGTGTCCCATTTGCCACTGCTTGGTATCAAGCCCTTTGAGAATGCCCAACCACTTGTTTCGTAGCAGTGCAACTTCATTGATTATGGTCTCAAAGTCAATGACTTCATCTTCACCGTCCACATACTTTTCAGCGTCTCGACTGGTCAGCACTCGTGCATAGGCTTCTAGGTACTTTTGAAAATGTCTACGTCGAATTTTGCGTAATTGTATGTTAAGAAAGTTAAGAACAGCTTCAATTTCTTGAAGTTGGTTAAAACGGAATTCAGTGATGCCAGGCAGAGCAGAAATATTTTTTTCCACAAGACCACCAATGCGACAATCACGTCTGGCATCTTCCAACTCACGTTCATAATGAGCTATAAAATCTGGAATCTCTCCAAGATTGGCAACTACTCGACTATACCACATTTTTAAACTCCTTGGTCAACCACGGAAACGTCATTTGCCAGTCAAGGCTACGACGTCGATCTATTTCATTGAGAAAATGGAACAAATTTGTAATCTGTTCCTGATTACGTTGGTGAGTGTTGAACTCAGTTTTTAGTCCTGCCATCAATGCGCGAGCATGCTGTTGTTGCCAGGTGGTGTTGGGCATTTCATTTAGCACAAGATCTAAATCTTTATCAAAAAAACCTGCACCAAAAATTCCTGGGTAAAGGTGCGGTCTATTGTTACAACTCATAAAGTAATGCCCAATCTCTCGTGACTCGCGCTGTTGATTGACAAATCGCACAAGGTCAATCATTGACTTGATCCCTAGACCGGTAATGGTTTGATTGATATTGAGTGTGATCCAGCGTTGACCAACAAGGTATTCAAAATTGCTTTTCCATTCCTGCATGTTGATGCCGTGACGTATATATTCTTGCTCGCTGCCCCAGCAGTCAATACTGCAAGTAAGATCAAATCTTTTGATGCGCCGCTGTTTTAACAGTAGTTTGATTCTTTCTAGAAACGACTCTAACTTGTGTCTTGATACTTTTAAGTTAGAAACAACATTGAATTCCAGTTCAGGATTGCTGTGTTGTTCAAGAAACAACAAACACGTTTCAAATTGACTCTGGAAGAAAGGTTCCCCGCCCAACACATGTAATCGACGCAGAGTTGAATAGTTGTTTTCCATCCAGACCCAAAACTTTGACGACATTGACTCAAACTTGTCAATTTTAGTTGATGTATTTTTAATCTCTAAAGTGTCATGTTTGAACTCGCCATATTTTAAATTTTCTTGTTGTATACGACTGCTGAATTTATCCTCGCAATAGATACAACTCATATTACAAACATTATCAAGATACACTTCCACAATTCGCGGAGTCACATCCACGGCTGTGGGATTGCTATCCAACTCTGGCGGAACAAGATTTGGGATCTCAATCTGAAACTGACGATCGCTTTTGCCCCCGGCACGTTCAATATTGGCACAGTATTCGCATCCACCTTCCGGCCATTGACCTCGAAGCATGAGTTCTCTGTCGTTTAGTTTTTTTTCTGTGTTATGGAAACGATCAAACTGGTCTGGATCAATCTTGGTTTCGTTTACGCGATGGCAAGAGTTGGTCTCACCAGTATATAAATGTATGGTGCTCCAGGTCCACTTGAGCTGACAGGCAGTTTCTGTTTTGATTGGAAAGTATTTGTTCATTGCTCGAGCCAAGTTGCCAATGATGTTGGAAAAGCATTTAGGTTTAGAGATCTGCGTTTGGCAAACTCTTTAATGTATGCTTTTAGATTATACACTTGTTTTTCTGTAGGGTCAACCTCTAAGGCATGACCAACAAAGTCGGGCAGATATTGCAAGTCTTTCTGAACAAGATCTTTGGTAGATTGATCCAACACATTGATAGCCAAGTAGTCAGGATCGGTGCAAGGTTGAAAGTTTATAGGTGTTTCGCTAGCCCAGTCAATAAAAGCTCGGAGGCCGGGCAATGTTAGATTGGTCACTGTGGCATTGAACTTGTAGCTGATATTTTTTTCTTTTAACTGATCAATGTTGTTGTTGAAACGTTGCCATGTGTTTCCATATCTTGCAAACTCGTATGCATCACCAATGTTCTCGGCGCTGATTATCACAGTCACATTGTCAGGAAGCTGTTCTATTTCTCGAGCAAATCTTTTTTCGTCAACTCCGAGACCTGACCAAACTCGAACAGCAACAGTGCTGGGTATAGCACTGATGAGTTTGTGTAGATCAAGATATAAAAAAGGTTCTCCACCAGTGATCATTATTTCCTTTAGTGTGGAACTTTGGCATAACGCAGACAGTTCTTCAAGTATGTGCTGGCGGCTAGGAGAAGATGCTATTTCTTTTTGACTTACGAACCCTAGTATCCTATCGGTGTTATTGATAACAAATCGATCATCGGTTCTGTCCACTGGATAAGTTTCTTTGGCAACATCTCTACCCCAGGCGGTGCTATAAAATTTACAACAATACACGCAGGTCATATTACAATCTGTTCCTACCACAACATTCAATGTCTCTGGTGAAGAAATTATATTTTCATGCGTTAGTTCTGAGCCAGACATAGTCATTCGTCGGCTAGGCATGTCCTGAGATTCTGGTATCCAGCACGAAGAACTACAGCTTGGCACCAGGGTATCATCCAGCATCATCTGTCGTTCTTGTTGTAATAGTGGAGTGTTGAAAATTTGCCCTGGATTTTGGTTAAGCCAGGACAGATCTATACGCTGTGGTGTAGCCGCACAGCAACTAAATGTTTGAAACTTTTCTAAATCAACTGAAAGCCACCAAAACTTTTGATTGCAGTAGTATTTTGACATCAATAATCATCATCATCGTAGCTGTCGTCTTCCTCTTCTTCAAGCTCTTCTTCTTCTTTGAGGTAGTCGGCCAAAGCACGTTTAATCTCTCCATCACCTTTGAATGCTGTTTTGATTTCTTCTGCAGAAACATCATTGTCAATCAACACTGACACCATGGTCTCTGCGGCGTCATTGCGATCCACTGAATTGATGTGTCTCTTGATTTCTGTCCAAATTTCGCTTGCTAATTCTACTGACATTGTTTATTCCTCCGCGGCAGTATCTTCAGTACTTACCGTTTCTTTCTGGTTTGAGAAATCGGCCATGACCTTGTCAAGGCATCCGTCTTCATTTGATTCCCAGGCCTTGCGGAACTGTTTGATAATTTCACCATCACTAGTCACAAACATCAGTCGATTTCCATCTTTCTTTAGGATACCTTTTTTCTCAGCCAAGTCAACAAGACCACTGTGTGGGCTCATGCCTGTGGTGTAAGGAATCTTGACTTGTACACCTTCAAACGGTTTAGCATAACGTGTTTTCATGATCTTACAAGCGGCACGAATACCGTTAACTTCGCTAACTTTGTTGCCGTCTTCGTCTTCTTTAAGTTTTAACTTCTTCATAGCAACAACAATACTCGAAGCGTAGATAAAGCCTTGTCCACCTGAAATTTTGTCGTCTGGATCAAACATATCTTGACTTGCGTATGTGTGGTTAGTACATACCATGCCAATGTTGTAGCTACCAAACATGTTGACACAGTTGCGAACCAGTGCTGTGAGTGCTTTGGGTTTACGACCCAAGTCGCCCTTCATCTCACCTGCTTCAAACTGATTAACGTCTGTGGGAGTCAACAACATGCCCAAGCTGTCAATCACAAACAATACTTTAGGACGCTCGCCATCGGGCAAGGCCTTGTAGTCACTCATAAATGTTGAAATTGTTTTGGCCACATCGTCAATCATGGCCATACTTAACTTGAGCAGTTTGCTTTCGCTAGTGTCCACACCTAGTGCTTTCAACCAAGCTTCGTCCAGCGCATTCTCACTGTCGATTAACACTACAAAGATACCTTGCTCTTGTGCGTGTTTTACAATGTTGCCAGAACAGATGTATGATTTGCCTGCGCCAGAATCACCGGCAAACACAGTTACTTTACCCAACGGAATACCTTTGTTAAAGTCTCCGGAGATAAGATAGTTTAATGCAAAATTGCCTGTGGAGATCCAGTCTGTAGGATCGTTGAATCCAACACTGAGTCCATCGATGCTTTTTGTAATTTCCTTACGGAATTTTGATACGTCAAAGGGTTTACCCATATTTCACCTATGTTTAGAAAGAAGCACAAGGGCATTACACCCTTGTGCAGAACGCTCGTATATATTGTTACTTGTTCTGACGAGCGCGGATCATGGCCAAAATATCTTCAGCTTTTTGAGCTGGTTTGGCTTCAACCGGTGCTGTAGCAGCCGGTACATCATCTTCTTCGTCAAACGAGCTTGTAGGTGCAACTGCCTTGGCCGCTGGCGCGGTTTGTTCTGCCACTGGTGTAGAGTTAGCAGAGGAACCTTGTGGAGCCGAAACTCCTGCTGGACGGAAGTAAGCACCCCAACGATCTGCATCATAAGGTTTGCCATCCACAGAAGCTTCAAACATTTCTTTGATAACTTTGAGTTCAGCGTCGCTGGGTTTCTTTGGAAGAAAGTCTGACAGTGTGAACAATCCATGTGTGTCTACTGCGGCTTGTTCTTGCTCGGTCAATGCCGATTCCTTGCGAGCCCACTTGGATGTAGAGTAGTCTGCGTATCCACCTTTTGATGTTTTGCTGATACGGAAATCCAAACCACGCATCAAGTCAGTTGGCAACTCTTCCAATTCAGGATCCATGAGTGCTGATTTGATTGTTTGGAAAATCTGAGGACCAATGATAAATCTACGGATGGGATTTTCTGGGTGCTTGTCATCTGCCAAGGGATTCTCACGAACAAAACCTTGCATGATGTAACTGCGTTTTTTCCAGTACTTACGCCCCATGTCTTCAAGAGCTTTGTCTTTGAACCATGTGCGTACTTCTGCCAGTACTGGGCAAGCCTCTCCCCACATTTCAACGCAAGGAACTTGAACTTGAACTTGTTTAGAGTCCATTTCGCCCTTGATGCCGTTGAATGGTAGTTTGATCATTGCACGTTCTACCCAAAAGAAAGTGTTCTTTGAATCACCATCGGGCAAGAAACGAAGTGTTGCGCTTTGTCCTTCGTCGATGTTCCAGTGTGGGTAAATTGCGTTATCGCCGCCAGATTGTTGATTACCGCCTTTGTTCGACTCTGCGGCTTGGAGTCGTGCGCGGATTTCTGCTAATGATGCCATAATAGAAATTGTCCTTTCAAGAAATTTTAAATTGCCTATATATGCCTTGCATACACCCAACTGAGTGTAGCATAGATATTTATACTGTCAATGTCAAATGGTAGAATTTCTACTGCCGTTTGGTCAATGTGTTTAAATATCAGCATATGACACAGTATAACACATCTACACAGCAAGTCAACATTTATGATGAAACTAGTTTAGTTAATTTGATAGCACCTAATCTCTGGGAAGTAGATCAATGTTTTGGTCAAGAAACATATCAACAGTTACGAGATATAGTTGACACTCAAAACAACATGTTTGTCTGTGGAGGACTTAAGAAAAGATTAGAACTTTGTCAAACCGGTCCAGGACAGTTATTGATTGAACAACTTGGAATCGGCATGTCTAGCACACTGAGTCAACTAGTTGGAGTATCGCTGAGTTTTATGACTGCCAAATATTGGCTAGACTTACCAGTATTTGGTTGTCAAACTCACCAAGATTCTAAAGATATTATTGTGTCTTATCAAGTATATTTAGGATCATCATTTCAAGATGAAATACGGTCAGAGCAACACAAAAATAATAATTTGGATATTATTGAGTACTTAGATCACAACGGAGACGGCTTAATGGCCCAAGGAGCAAAATTTTTACATGTTGATCCTCCTGTGCAGATTGAGTTCAAACCCAACCACGGCTATATTAACCTAAATTCTGATCTTAAACTTCATCGAGTAGAAGGCACTTGGGATACCAGACTCAGTGTGATGTTTCAATACGCTCGAGTATAACTCAATACCAAAACTTCTCGTATGGAGTTGTTGGGCACTGGATGAATCATGCCATTGAACCCCCTAGGAGCGTTGACATAGATAGACGCTGTGTTTGGTTCGTAATGCACAATGTCTAGATCATGTCTTGTGAGCTTGCGGTTTGGTTGATAGTCCAGCTCAGATGTGTCATTGACTTCACGGTCATGACAAAATGCAAAACTCATTCTATCGTCGGCTTCTTCGGCCAGCACAATTTGTACTTGTACAAAAATATCTGCATGTAGTCTATGCATCATTATCGAACTGCCAGGAAGGTCCACACTGATGTAGGCCACCTGCGGTGCTATGTCCTGTTGAATGATTTCACTGATGCGCTGTTGTTCTTGTTGTACAATGGCCTGTAACTCAGGTGTGCTGTTCCAAGGTGTCAGCAATCTATCATCGTACTGCATGGAAAAGTTTGTTCGAGATTTTCGATAAAGTTGTTTTATTTCTCGAAATCGTTCTTGCGTGAAATAAGATTGTACCTGCCAAAGCTGTTGGTTTATTTTATACTGATTCATTTTTACACTGATGCAAGTGTTTTTAATCTTTTTAAATTTTCACTCATTGATTGATTAGGGCGATCTTCTGCGTCCTGGACCGGCTCCTGTGTATCGTAGTTGTCATCACGATTGGCTGTGGCATCCACTGCGGGCATGCTCACTCCTAGCTGTGCCAGACGATTCTGCACACGAGTATCATCCCAGGCATTGGCATCTGGGTTGGTGCTGGCAATGTCGTCCAGTATGTCAAACAGCTGATCATCGCCCACTAGATCATACAGTTGCTCTGTGGCATTGGTAGCATCAGGGCCAACTATGAGTTCTTGACTCATCAAGTCATTTAATTTTTTTGTCAATTCAGGAGTGTCAGCCAAGGCCCAGGTACCTTCCATCACGCGGTTGCTCCAGGATTCAAACTGATCAGCTTCTTTCATTGCCATTTCTTTTTCTTGTAGTCGTGCCAACATGGGCAAGGCCTGTTCCACACGTGGATCCAGTGTTTGTTGTACAAACAATTCTCGAATGGTTTCCACTGCTTCGTCCACTGGTGTTATGGTGGAAGGATCAAATGTATCCAGGGCTTCGTGATAGCCTCTACGACTGATCATGCGTTTGGCCTTGGCCTTGAGATCTGTGTAGTGCCTCACTGCACTTTCCACCATGTGACCTGCGTCACCTGAATAGTCTTTGTGTCTGGCTGCTCGAACAAAGCCAGCCAGCGTTTTTAGATCTCGCACCATTTCTGATATGTACTGACCAAATGCATCGTAGGGCGTACCGCCTTCGGCCACATGACGAGCCAGTATGCGTCCTTCGATCAGGCTCTTTGACGGTATACGGAATCGTTCACCTTGATCGTTTTCAACAAACAAACTTTCAATATAGCGAAAACGTGCATCACCTTCGCCCAGAGTTTTGTTGTGTTTGATTACCAGTCGTGCTCGATTGGGTTGGTCACTGTAGCTTACCTTGCGGTTGCCATAATAACCTTCAAACAGACTTTCTTTCACAGCGGCCATGGTTCGCATGCTGTACTTGAGTCTTGACAAATTTTTAAGACTGAATGTCAACAAGTTACGCTTGGCAAACATGCGCAGTAAGTAGAGAAAATCATACCATTCGTTTTTGTCTGGACCTTCCATGGCGCGACCCATGTTGTCTCCATAGTACACGTCAAGATTGTTTTCGCCATCTATTGACAGTACCACGGTGCCATAGTCTTTTTCTTGTGTTCGATAATCAAAACTTATAATATCTGCGTCAGCAGGATTTGCGGCAGGTTTTCCGGCGGCATCCAAAGCTTCAGGTTCAAAATCACGCGAAACTAGTAGATTGTATAATTGTTGGCTGGCAGTATTAGATTGAGTCATAGTGTTGTATTTATTAGAAAGATGCTATGAAGGGCATGGGTTCAATGGTGTTGTCGCTGTGATCTCTCAACTGAGTGTCCAGCTCTGTGTGATAACTCTGTAGCATTTGCATCATGCGCACAGCCAAGATTGTGGCCATGACAAGATCGTCAGTTTCTCCGGCTTTTGCGGCATATCCAGCACCTGACGCTATAAAACTTTTAAGCTCTGTGACCAAGCTGGCCGAATGTATTTTCATACGGCCAGTTTCTATCAAATTTTTCAGTTTGGCACAGGCAGCCAGTTTGGGCTTGTTTGTAGTGTTGAATCCTTTGCGGTATCTACGACCACTGCCGCTGCCAGATTCGCTGAGGAAATAGCCCTGTATGTTTTCCTCGCCATATTCTGCGATGGATATCAAGGCAGCTTCACCAATGGTGTTGTTTTCCACTGTGAAGTAAATGCTCTTGGGATCCTTGATTGTTTCGTTGATGTGTCTGCAGATATCTGCCAGTATGCGCACCTGGGTTGGTATGTCTGTTCTGTTGTGACGCCATTCTGCCACTTGTTCGGTGGTGTTGGCATCAAACACTTGTATGGCCGCAGGATCTCCTCCGGTGCCCAGGCTAGGGTCCAAGGACACTACGTAAAATCGATCTGGTTGCGGACGCTGAAACCAACGTACTTGTCCTGTTTTGTATAGCGGGTCTTGTGATCTTAGATCTATCAGCTTGGTTGGTGCAATCAAGGTTTCATCATCAATGATGAATTCACAGTCCATCTCTCGGCGGAAACGTTCTTCTCCCAGTATGGCACGTTGTTGTCGGGCCCAGGCATCATCACGATCAGGGTGTTCTCTCCAGAATGCACGAAATGCTTTGAATCCATTTTGTCCCATTTCTGTGGGATTGCCATATTCATCTTCTAACTTGTTGGCTGTTTTCCAGATCAATGCAAACTGATCTTCGTCTGAGTTTGGAGTTGAAGTAAGAATTGCCTTACCACCTGTTGACAGGGTGGGTGTGATGGAAGTCCAAAACTCTTTGGCAATGGTGGGACGAACGAACGCAAACTCGTCGCAGTATAGAAGTGTAATACTCATACCACGACCAGTATTTTCTGTAGTGGTTTGTGCTACTATTCGACTGCCGTTGTCAAACTCAATTGACCCTTTGTTGTAACTGGTCACCCCTGCTCTGATATGATCCGGGCAGGCTTCGTAGGCATAGCGAACACGTTGCATGATCTCTTGTGCGCCCAGGTACTTGTGCGCGGCCACAAGTATGGTTGAATCAGGAACAAACATGGCATACCATAACAAGTACCCAGCGGCCGAGGTTGATTTACCCGTTTGCCTAGGCATCATGCTGATGGAGAATCTATAATTGTGATATGTTTCTATCAGCCGATCTTGAAATTCATAGGGCTGGTACAACATCTTGCCATGCAAGGGATGTTGGATGTAGAAGAAATGACTCATGAAATACCGCGGCCCTGACACAGGATCTGCACAGGCTACGAAATCATCTATTTGTTGTTCAGTGTAAGGGTAACGCCGATGTGGCGCTTTTACTAGTACACCTTCTAAACTCTTTGACATGCTTTTACTTACCAAAATATACACATATAAATATTCTTATGAGCGATACACTGATACTAGCACCGGACTATCAACCGGTCAATTACTTGCCACTCAGCACCATAGATTGGCAGACTGCTATCAAACTGTTTTTCCTGGACAAAATACAAGTGTTGGAGTGGTATGATGATTGGACTGTGCGCAGTGCTCGACTGGAGATGCGTGTGCCTGCTGTGGCTGTGACCAAACGAGGATTTGGTAAAAGTGGTAGCATGCGTTTCAGTAGACAAAATCTTTATCTACGCGATTTGTTTACCTGCCAGTACTGCAACGATACGTTTAGCGGTCGTGAACTCACTATTGATCATGTGTTACCACGGGCCCAGGGCGGTGTAACTAGTTGGGAAAACTGTGTAACAGCTTGCAAAGAGTGTAACTCAGAAAAGGGCAACAAAGTTTGGAGACCTAACAAGCATCCGATAAAGCCCAACTACTGGGCGTTGGTAAACTCAGTAAAAAGCACTTATACGGGTGTTCGGCATCCCAGCTGGAATGTTTATCTTGGACTCAAAGACAACGAGTTAAAGATGTCAAAGAACCGCTGATCTTTGTGTATCTGAAACCAGGCTTTTAACTCAACAAGTCTGTTCCAGTTATGTTCTGTAATATGTTCAACTGTGTTGGCAAAATCTGCAGAACCATTGGCCACTATATCTTTGACTGTGGCAACTACTGTTAATGCACGATCAGTTTCATTGTCGATGTTGTCATAGCTTTCGTCAATGTAATCGCTAAAAGTTTTAAATCCTAAATTATGTAGTTCTTTCAACGCACCAGGCACGCTCATTAATATCAATGGCATGCGAGCCGCCATGGGTCTCCAGGTTTTTTCTGTAAACCAAGATCCTTCTGTGGTCAGTGTTTCAGATCCAACTTCGAAGGCACACTGATTGTAGAGATCTAAGCTAGGTACCATGCTTTTCTGCCATAACATGGGTGCCGAATCTTCTCCTACATAATGCGCAGGAGTTGTTGGTTGATCCCACCCCCAGTTACCATCTCGATGATAAATCATGACAGAATTTTTACCAACATCTGACAGCCCGCCCCAAATAATATCACGAGCATGAGCATGGCGTCCCATGGTAAGCAAGAAGTCTTTGGTAATATTTTTTGACAGTTTGAGTGATATACGTTGTTCTACCAGATCGATAAATCTTGACTCTGGGTCATACTCTACTGAAATATTTTGAAATCCATGATCGAACCAAGCTGATTCTATCACACAGGTTATGTTTTTTGCTTCGGGCTCATGATCTAACTCTTTCATCCAGGATAACTCATACTTGAGTATCACAGGAGAGTCAACATTGCCCACCAACAACACCTGGTTGTTTTTTAACAGTGTAAAGAGTTTTTCTCTTTGATTCTTCCAAAGTTCTGACAACCATACACAATCAGTTACAAAAATGTTGTCAACAACATCAATGTCTTCAGATTCTGAGTAAGGTATGGCAAAGTGATTGCAAAAAAACTTCCAATGCTGGGTTTCTATAATAGGGACAATGGTAATTGGTTTCATCCCTTATATAGCGGGCAAGATGACTAATATTTAGATTATTGGCACCAGCTTTGTTTAGCGTCACCGTAGTATTCACGGGCAAAGCCGTTGGCAATCAATTGAGCACGTAGACTCTGCCCATTTAGAATAATGTCGCCCAGTACACGACCACCAAACTTGTCCCAACCGTAGAGAACGACCTGTCGCTGTTGGCTGGCGTTAATAAGACCTTTAGTGAAAACGCTGGCGGCTTCACCTCGTTGCTTTTCGCTGTCACACTGTCCGCGGAAGCCTTTTTCAGGAGTGTCAACTCCGTAGACTCGTACCGCAAGTTCGGGCTTGAGAGGTGCAGGTAGAAAGGGTGCGGCGATAACAACTGTATCGCCATCTGTTACTCTGACAATTTGTGCATCGTACAACACGCCGTTGGGTGTTTTTTGTGCCATGGCCAAGCATGGAATCAGTAGTAGAGTGAGTAGTAGTTTTTTCATATCAGTTATGCTCCAACTGGTGTTACGGTGACAATGATACTTGGAGTTGCTGGATATCCAACTGTGACATTGGCTGCCAAGGCCGGAAAGCTAAAAACAGTTGCACTGGCGGCATAGGCTATTTCATAATAGTCTCCTACATTGGCCACATTGGCAAGAATGTTCCAACTTTGAACCACTTGAAGATTTTGGTCCAATGTAACAAATCCTGCGGTATTAGGAACGGCTGTGCCATTTTTCTTGAACCATATGGTTGCTGAGGCAGTGGTGCCGCCGCCGAGCGCCTTGTCAACTTGTGCGCTGAATTGAATATTGTAAAGCCCAGTTTCATTGATGATAATGCGACTATTGCTGGCGCCTGAGCCCAGTGTTATATTGCCATTTATCGCGTCGGTGTTGTTGAATGCAAACCGATATTCAGTGTTGGCACTTGCTACGTTTTGTGATACATTGCTATAAAATTGTCCGTAGGCTGAAGTAATGTTGCCGCCGCTACTGATTGCAGTAAGTTGACCAGCATTATTACCGATATAAAGTGCAGGAGGATCAACTACTAGATTAACAACTAACTCCCCTGGACGAGCGTTGCCGTCATAATTTGCCAAAGTTTCTTGTGCGTTGTCTTTCATCACAGCACGGCTTATGCCGGTGATGTCTGAATATGGTGGTGGTGGGTTTGCCATTATCTTGGGTATCCTTTAAAAGGTTTGATGGGACTTGTTTTTTCTACAAAGTCAGGTTCGTCACTGTCAGGGGTTGATACTAGTTTTTTACCACCCTTGGTGCCGGTCATTTTCAGCGCGGCATCGATCATTGGTCTTACACCGGCGTTCATGCCAACCACAACACCGTGTTCTCCAAATGCTGTTTCTTTTGACCACTCGGGCATGTACGGGTTGACATCATCTTTACGATAGTCTGACCTGGCTCGAGCCATGGCCACGCCAAATCTGTAGTTGTTGTAAGGGTCGCTGGCACTGAGTCCAGGAATCACATAAGTTTGTCGCATGGGTCCGGCTTGCTCAGGGGCAAGATCCTCTTGCTCTACAATAAACTCACGAGCTCTCATTTTGGGTAGCCTTTGAACGCTCGGATAGGACTCTGTGTGTTGGTGCTGGGAACTTCTTGTGAGTCCATGTCGCCTGCATTCAAATCTTTATATTCAGCGCCTGCTGCCTTGAATGCTTGTTTCAACATTTCGTGCTCAATTTCAGTGTAGGGATAAGCACCACGTTTTTTTCCTATCCAGCTTTTTTCATCCATGTCCAGAGCCTTGCCCGATCCGTCAGCCATGGCCACTGCCATCATCACACGATTCAGTGTGTAGTCACTGTTGGCACGTTCTGAATCACCAAATATGGTCAGCCCGCGTGTGGCTGCTTGACGACGAATGCCAATCTTGCCGTCACGTTCAGCAATGAACTCACGTGCTCGCATGTTTAGAACACGCTTTCTTGTGCCGAGCTTGCTGTTCCTAATTCAAGTGCAGTAAAGGGCGTTCCTGTCACAGTGACTTTGTTGCCAGCTCCTGAATAAACTTCAAACACTGTGTTGGCTGGTATGTTGATTGGCGCAGTATAGACATTGCCCACTGGATCAGCAGTGCCCAATGCTGTGGCATAGACTTGATAGGTCACTACATTGGCACCAGTGGTGATTTGCAGTTTGTCTGTGTAGACTGTGGCGTTAGCCAATGATGTATATACGTTTGCGGGCATTTTATTTTTTCCTTATTACCATGCACGGCACGACCAGTATCGCGCCTTTGTTCTTGGTCCCGGGTTGTCGCAGTTGTGACGTGCTCTAAAACTCTTACGACGTGCAGGATTTGATTTTTTAATCTTCATTGTCTTTTGACCCAGCCGCTTGGCTGTGGTGCCACCGTGACCAAAGTTTACTTTTTTAACATTGCCTGTGGCAGGATCTCGAACATACACTTTGAATTTTTTTGTATCGCCACGCATGGGCTTGCCCAAAGGAACTTTACGCCCTTGGTATTCAGCTTCATCAATGTCCAGTGGAACTCCATCTTCTTCGCCTGAATCTTCGCCAATGGGGTCATCCGCAGTGGTTCCATCGGGGTCGTTGACACCTGGAGTCATAGGTTCTTCTTGTGTAGGGTCTTCACTGACCAACACATCATCCACACTCATAGATTCGTCAACACATCCGCAAGCTTCTTGCATGCACTCAGAACAAATGTCCTCTACTGTGTATCCATAACTTTCTAGTATGGCAATGAGTTTGGTATCTGCTTCAATGCACAGTCTGTCTTCTTCTACTGCAATGATGTGACTTTCAATCAAGCAATCTTCTTTGATGTTGATAGCAAAGTCATCGCCCACTGCTGGATTTTCCATCCAGTGTTGAGATTCTGCAAGATAGTCTTTTAGAGATTTCATTATGCTTTAAACTGTTTGTAAAGATTGGTCAAGTGTGACTCAATGTCTGCTTCTTCTTGTACACGCACAGCCGACACGGGCACAGTGGTCTGACCATTGCCTGCAACATCACGCTTGGGCTTGTTGAGTCCGCCAGCAATGGTTTTAGTCATATAGTCTGCAGTTTGTGTTTCTTCTTCAGGGCTATTAGCATAATCTTCGTCCATTTGCTCGCAACCGCAGTTGGCGGAACCGCATGATGGGCAAGTTTTTTGATAGCCTGAACTAGATCCTAGGCCGGCCATTTTGAGAAGCTGTGCCAACTGCATGGCATCATCATCTGTGGCGCTAACTGTCAAACTCTTGGTACCATTTTCATCCATGCTCATGTTGATGTTCATGCCTTCAGTGATCATGTTGAGTTTGCGTTCAAAACTTTCAGCAATTTGACCTTCGTAGACACCTTTGCCAAACATCATGCCCTTGGCTGCTTTGCCGCCGGTAGGAGCAGTGGCCACTGCACCAGCTACTGTGGTTTCATCCACGTCTTTCTTTTTCTTTTCTGGTAGACCTTTGTGCTTGGTCTTGGCAAAATCTTCTACGTCGCCTTTTTTCATGGTCTTGGCAACTTTCTTTAGCTCTGCACTGGCGCCTTTGATTCGCTCGCCTTTTTGCATGGCATGTGCCATACCCATGAACTTTTGTTGTTGACGACTTACAGCTTTCTCAGTCATTGGCATTTCTTCGCTGTCTTCTGCATCTGACGCCTTCATGTAGTCACGTGCTGTATCCAGGTAATCCAACGCCTTGGTAATTTTTGATTGTACCCACTCTGGCAGATTTTCATCAGCATCAAGAATGTCATGCAATTCTTTTGCGGCTTCAGCGGCAGTGTGTAATTGTTCACGTGCCATGTCGCCTTCTCGATCGTACTCGCCTTTGTCTACTAGAGAAATATCAGTCTCTTTGATTGATCCTTTTTGTAGCAACTTGCTCTTGCCTGATGGGCCTTTGGCACCAATGGCACGTTTGCTACCTGCTGGACGACCTTTTTTCTTTGGACCATCTGAAGATTTTTTAGCACCCGACTTACGATTGCCAAATTCATCATAATCGTCATCACTGCCGGTATCTTCGTCATCAGCACGACGTGTGTGCTGAACACCACGGGTGGTTTTTTTCAATGTACCCTTGGTTGTTTTGAGTGTGTCGCCTGGCTTGGCACGATTGTCAAAATCATCGCGATCGTCGAAGTCATATTCACGAACAACTTCCATGTTGCCGTCACCGTCGAGATCAGCTTTCTTTAATCCAGCGGCACGGGCTTTCATCAAGTTACCTGTGAACTTGTTGCCTTCTTCCATGTCGGCTTCGTCCATTTTGTCATGCCGGGCACGGATCTTGGCCATGGTCTCTTTGCTGGCGCCATCACGTCCGGCTTTTTGCAAGGCCTTCATTCCAGTTTCGCCGTATTTCTTGTTGCCCAGATATGCTTGTAGAGCTGACTCGTCTACTTCTTTTTTGCTGGCAATCTTTGCAAAGGGCTTGCCTTTGGCAGCCGACTTCATTGGCTCTTTTTTATCGCCGTCTTTGTCCAGATCAAGAAAATCAGGCTTTGAACCTTTGCTCTCTAGCAGATTCATTGTTGCAAGTATATCGTACATGTTATTCATTTTCATTCCTTATCTGACTGAACTTTTGGGTTGTGGCAAACGATTTTGATTTGAACCCACTGGACTCTTCTGTCCCATTGGGAAATCGTTTGATGTCACTGCTGGTGGAGTCTTGCCTCCAGCGATGGTAAAATCACTCTTGTAAGCATTTTTAACCACAGCATGATCGTAGGGGCCGGTTGCGTAGTCTTTGCTCAATGCCTTCTGCTCTTTGTTGGGAGCAGGGTAATCTGTGTCTGTCAACAGATTTTTATTTTCTTCATCTTGTGTGACACGTTCTTGATCAATTGAGTCAGCATACTTGGAATCTTGCATGATAATTCTGTTGGGATCAAGTCCCAACAATTGAGCAATCTGTGTGACCTGTGGTGGTGTTGCTGGATAGTTAAAAGTAACATCCATGAAAGTCATGCTTTCGTTGTTGTACTGTGGAAAATCAACCAACTGTTTTTGCACCGGTGTTTTCTTGGGTGCTGTCATTGACACCACGTCAAATTGTTTGAGTTTTTCTTTGAGTCCATTCATAAAATCAGCAGGAACGTCTCCTGCTATCTTGATACGATAGTCGTATGTGTGTTTGGATTCTGTTAAGTATTCTGCAAAAGTTTTCATATCAATCCCCTATATCATATTTAGCCTAGTCTGGCTTCTTTGGTTGTTCACGTTTGTTCAAACGATTCAGTATTTCGTTGCGATCCAACAGCACTCCGGTACCTGTGGATGCAGTTGGTTCGTCACTGTCCTGATCAAGCCTGGCTTTTTTAAGCTGTAGATCAATCATTTTGAGCTTTTTGTTTAGCTTGGCTGTTTTGGCTGTGATGGCATGCCCTAACATAGCGCCAGCAACGGAGAATATTTCGCTGGCATATCTGCTGTCCACTTGCATGCCCAGATCCATGAGATTGTCAAAACTTTCTGTGGCTTTTTTGGCAAGATCATCCATCTCTTGATCGGACGCTTCCAGTCCTCGCACAGCTGGCAATGCCAATTCTATTTTGTCCAAAGCAATCAATGTTTCAGGCAAGATAGGAAGATTGCCTTCAATGTCATTGCCTGGGTGTGCAGTATCAGGGTCGTCAGATTCCTGCTGATTAGGAGCTAGATCAAACAGGTCTTCTAATTTCTTTGTCATGCGGTATTTACCGCATTATTTCTTGCCGTTACGGAAGATATCGTCTTCTGTGATTACCCTAAAAGTCAGCCCTTGTCGGCGACACCACTTGGTTGCGGCATCCCATTTGGCGTAGTTAACTGCTACTATGGCGCGGTCTCTCACACTGGCCTTGCTTTCCAGTATGCTTTGCTTTTTGGGTTTGATTTCAATCAATTCTGTACGAACTTCATTGGTGCGTGTTCTATACTGTATCAAAAAATCTGGAATGTAGTTGGTCATTTTTCCCGTCAACGGATTGCGATAAGGTATAGCAATAGACTCGCTGACCCATCCCACAATGCTGTCGTTGTTGTCACAGAATCGCATGAATGCCTGTTCCCAACCCGATCGGTATTTGGGCTTGCCCTTGCCTAGATACTTTTGTGGATTTTGAACTTCAAAGAAGCCTTGAGCATAATTCCTGCTCATGGCAATACATTGCGTGCCGCATAGAAGTTAGGCTGTACCAGTGCGTTCACACCCAACAAGGTTGCATTGCTACGCTGGTTGTTGAGATAATAACACAGCGTGGATGTCAACTGTAATTGATTTTGCCCTTGTATTTCTGCAAGCACATCCAGCACTGGTCGTTTTTGATAATCAGCCACTTGAAACAGTGTCACAGTAAAGTTCTTGGCAGCAAGATTGTCTGAAAAAACTTTTTTAAAGTAACTGTAGACCACATCGTATTGATCTGCTGGTACTTCCACAGCAAATTCATAGAACTGATCAAACACTCTAACTGTTTGATCCAGTGTTGGGTCAACGTAATTTACTGTGCTCATCTTGGTACATTCTGTGTGGCAGGGCCTTGTAGGTCTGGAGTTGCCGATCTTGGTGTGGCAGGACTAGAGGTAGTGGCATTGGTCTGAATAGGAACTTTAGGGAAGAAAAATCCGTCAGCGGCATTGGCAGCTTGTCTTACTGCTCCTGGCAACTGACCACGTATGACATCTTTGACCACAGCATTGGCTTCATTGCGAACAATACTCTGTAGATTTTTACCTTTGAATGTTTGATAGGCTGATCCTGCTTTTTGTACAGCACCAATGATGCCCAGTACTGATCCACTTTGTAAGTCGTTCACTATGCCTCCAATGGTATCTATAGCTCCACCTTGACCAAGTATGGTTGCTGTGCTTCCTGGACGACCCAGCGAACTACGCACAGTGTCATAACGACTAGGATCAGCAAAGCCTTTAGCATTGGCAGTGGGTCGATTGCCATCCAATTTGCCTTGATAGTATTTCACTGTTTCGTATCGCACTGTCATGTTGTGTTCCATTAGACCGCCGCCCTGGCTGTAGTCATATGTATCATGACGCCATTCAGTGATCATGGGATTTATCAGCACATACGCACAGAACTTGTTTTGATCAAAGCCGTATATGGTAATGTCTCTAAAGAACGGTGGTTTGCCGTTGACGCCCACAGCGCCATCACTGTAGCTTTCACCAATGTAGCCCCAGTCATTGACTGTGCGATCTGGAGAGTAGATATCTCTGCCGTTGTAACTTAATTTTGGATCACCACCATTGCCGCTTTGTCCCAGACTGCCTTGTGTGACAGGCACGCCCCAGTATTGTTGTGTGGGATCTTTGTAGTAGTAAGCAAAGTAGTTGTACCACATGTTTCTTGCAAGGTCTGATCCGTCATCGTGAAAGGTCAGCTGGCAAGGGTTATACTCAATTTTTTTCTGTACCAATCGTTTACGATTGTACTGATTCATTGTTTCAACTTCAATTTGGTAATTGGGCAGTTGAGCTGTTTTGACCAAGAGACCAAGATTGTCTTGGTCGGCTCGAGCAAACACTTCTTTTAGTTTGGGAATTTCTACTGTGTTGAGATTGAAATAAACGTGAAAAAGAAACTTGTAGCGAGGTGCCAGCTCATATCCGCCTGCGCGGAAAGTTTTGCTGGCATGTGTATAGTCCTTTAGATAGTCACTTCCAAAGAACCCCTTGAGGAAGTCCGCACCAAAGGCCATGACTATTATCCTGTGATTACGTCGCCCAGCGTTCTTCCAACAGTTGCACCAACACCCGAACCAATAGGAGTTTGGAGAGCGTTGTCAAAACGTATGTTCATTGTGATTGTAACTGGCGCACTTTCTGAGTAGTTGAGATCGTTGTAGTTTACCGATGTCAAGTAGCAACCATACAGTTCCCAAGTTTCAAGAACCACAGGAGTTGCCGCACCGTTACCACCGTCAAGAATTTCACAGCGTGTGGTAAATTTGTAATCAATGCCTGAACTGGCACTGGCCTGTTCCACAAAGTCCAATTGTTTCTGTAGCTGTTCGCCAATGAGTCTGGAAACCTGGCCACCTGCGTCATCACGGAGATTGACTGCGATTGCTTCCCAGCTGTGTTTACCAGCTAGATATAATTTGCTGTTGTAGATATCTACGACCATCTCTTCAAAGCTCACTGAAGGACGTGTGAAATCCATGACCTGTTTGGTCAATTCTGTTCTTGGTGTTGAAACACCTAAATTTTCAAATACCACACGGAAGCGGTACTTGAGCTTGGGCATGAGCAAGCCTTGAGTTGGGCTTGATTGATCACTTGCCAAAGGCACTGTCATTTTGTTCAGCGATGAGACTGCCATATCATTCTCCTATTATGCAATTATTTATCTGAGATGAGATCAAAAAAAATGGAGCCAAAGCTCCATTTTTCTGTACTAGCGATACCGTTAGACGGTGGCTGCTGTGGCAACTTGTCCTGCTGATATCTCACCTGTGTTCTTGATTCGAACCGGTATGTAGATAAATTCAACTGCTTTAACTGGCTCAATTGCAATGTCTACCCAAAGTTCGTTTCTATCAATACGTGCTGGTGTATTGTTGCTGTCATCACAAACAACCAAGTAGTCATAAACACCGCGCTTGGCAACCAAGTCATTCATCAAGTTGCTGATTGCGTTGCTGATTTCATCACGAGTGATTTGATCATTGGGTTCAAACACAAAGCTCTTGCCAATGCTTTCAAGTCTAGCACGAACAAAACAAATCAATCGTGCTACGTTGATGCGATCAAGTGCGCTTGGTGTTGCGGCTTCAGTCTTGTTACCATAG